TTAATGGCATTCCTGACGCCTTAGACTCGATGATAACTGAATCTGGCTCCCAATGTAAATAACTTTCGTGAGCAACTTGTTTTAATTCAGGAAAAGTGTACCTATCTCGGATAGAATCAAGTAAAACTATATTAGGTTCATCGCCTTCGTTTACATAAAATACGCCCCAAGTCGTAATCGCACTATAATCAGCCCTTTCTGACTTCAAAAATGCTGTATCGTAGCTCTGTATTATAAAACTAACTGCTGGAGGGCTCGATTTTTCCCAAATTTGGATCCATTCTTTCTTAATTATGGCTCCATCACCTCCTGTTGGCTCTTGCATCCATTGAGCAGACCACTTCGAATGGGGTAATGAGGCTCGTATTCCTTCTAATTCTTCAATTTTCCAAAATTCTTCCCAAACTGGCTTACCAGATGGCATAATTGCAGGAAATTCTATCAGTTCCCACTTATCTGCTTTTAAATCTGACATCTGTGCCTTTAATAATTGACCTGTTAAGTCCTTTTTTGACCACCTTGTCATCACTAAAATGATAACTCCTCCAGGTTGTAGTCTTTGTCGTGGTCCAGAAGTGTACCATTCGTATGCCATTTCCATTGCTGTTTCGCTTAAAGCGTCTTGTTCCGAGTGCGGATCGTCAATTATTAAGATATCTGCACCTCTACCAGTAATCGCACCCCCTACACCAGACGCAAAATATTCGCCACCTTCGGTTGTTTCCCATCGACCTGCTGCTTTTGAGTCAGCACGTAACGAAACATTAGGAAAAATTTCTTTATATTCTCTCGTATCAACTAAATCTCTAACTTTTCTACCGAAACGTACAGCAAGTTCACCTGTATGTGTTGCTTGGATTATTTTTAAATCAGGTCGAATACCTAAAAGCCACGATGGAAGCATATAAGAAGACATTTCTGACTTCGAATGTCGTGGTGCCATATTAATAATTACTCGTTTTAATTCACCTTTTGCGATTTTATTAAATTGTTCGCACATAATTCGGTGATGTGCTCCTTCGATAAACGAACTCCACATTGTTCTAACAAAGGTTAAAAAATTTTCTCGGCATTCTCCTTGAAGCTTTCTTCGTTTTAATTCATCCGTTATTAAATTTAATTCTAATAATTCATCACGTTTTAAAGTTGTTAAATCTGTTGTAGATATAAATTTTTCTACGTCTGTTAAATTATTGAGATGGTTCATTTTGTGTTGCTATATCTGCAAGTTTTTTCGTAATTGCTCCTAAATCGAAACTACTAAGTGTATCTGCTGCAGTTTGCATGATTCCTGTGCCTTTGCCTTGTACAGCGTCGCTTATATCACTTAAAGTTAATCCTTTTGATATAATTTGAGCAAAAGGTTGTACAGGAGAAGGAAGAAAAGATAAAATACCTGTACCAAATTTAACAAAGTCTTTTGGTTCTTGAAACTGGTTTTGTAAAAAATCTTGAAAAGACATACCTTGAGCCATAGGCTTCCTATCAGAAACTCCTTGTCTTGGGACTCCTCCTAACCCACTTATTTGAACATTTGGTGAGGCTCCTAAACCTTGAATCGCTGCTTGTGTTAAATCAGTATTTGTTTGTATATTTGGACCCATGCCCCCAAATGGACTTAAACCAAAGTCAACTGGACCAATTCCAGGATCGCCTAGACTGGCTAATCCTTGAAAACCCATGTCACGTGAGGAGTCATTTCTATCAGAGTCATTAACCATATTTTACATATAAACTATTTTTTGAAAAAATAAAAGCCTTTAGAAGGTTCCTATCCCAAAATTTTTGAGATATCGGCTGAGAGCCTTGCACTTTAGTGCTTAAATAAAGATGTTATCTGTGGTTAGGGTGGTCGGTGGTAAAATATAGCGTTTAATAATAGGGTGGTAGTGGCTTGATAATGATAATCATTATCATTTAGTAGGTAATAAAAAAGGGGCTAGTAGTTAGCCCCTTTTATAGTTAGTTAACTAACTTCCCAATATTTAGGGGCTGGGTTAGTACCACTAGACCATTTGCCTAGGCTACCTAATTGCTTGACGTAATGACCAAGCACCTTATCAACATTAGTAGGGGTAGACTTTAAATCATAGTGTTCAGCACCTGATTTATTATTCTTTAGTAGTTCAGCTTGTAACTGGCTTTTGGTAGCCTTACCACCTAACTTAGCAAGGGTTAACACTAATACCCTAGCTTGACCCCCTAAAGGGTTAGCCTTTAATACTTCCTCAATGTTATCAACTAACTTGAAAGTATTAGCATTAATCTTACCACCTGCCTTAGGGGGTACAGCTACAAGGGTATTTAAGCTGAATTTATTTTGGTTAGTAACCACCTTATTATTATTAGTCATAATATTTCTACCTTTCTTGACTAGTTATAGGGGCTAGACCACCTAGCCCCTTACCTATTATATTATACTAATATTTACTAAAGTAAAGCGTTTATTATTTCTTTCTAGGAAAATGTCTATTTCTTTTTAGGAAATAATCGGTCGGTCTATCTATCGGTCTATCGGTCTGTCGTTCCTGGTGCTCCTGGTGTCGGTCTATCGGTCTATCTATCATTGCTTCTTTGTATGTATGTATATATGTACTCGTTATATTATCTTTTGTTGATGAAGGATGATGATGAAAGGTGATGATGAAAGACGGCAGTCAATCAATCATACAAATTTTCTTTATCAATACTTTCCAGTCAAATGGCGAGCTTTGATGATGAATAAGATCTGATGATGAAAGAGTACGTTCTCTTAGATTGATTGACTCGATTCCTGGAATCAACCATAACTCTCGTTTTGAATGATCGTATGAAAGAATCCATGAAACACCACCTGCGTTTGCTCTACGCATGTGCCATGCGCATTGCTGGGGCGAGAGATTGATTGACTGAAGCGAACCGAGTTTAAGTTCAATCCAAACTTCTTTGCCTTGCCAACACGCATTAACATCAGGAACCCCTGTCCCTAATGAACCAATCTCAATCCTTTGCCAGTGAACTTTCGGCAGGTTGGTTTTCAATGCTTGGTATAATGCTTTCTCCGTCTTCATGATTGATTGTTTTTATGTTGCTCCCATCAACAATTTGCTTTATCCTTGATATAAGATCCTCCGATGACATAGTCTCCATCTTTGATACCATTACTTCCTTACGATCAATATAAAGTCCTGCGACCTTACCCCTTGACACCTCTGCCGAGATCGCCGCAGCAATTTGCCCTGAATCCTTCGCTTCGTCACGCAAATGGGAAAGTTCTGTTAGATGTGAATCAACACTCACTTCTGCCCTTTGATTTTGTTTATCCAAAAGTTCGATAATG